TATTTAAGGCAACTCTTAGGTCTCTTCTAATGTAAACTGATGTAATATTTGATGTTATTGACTCATGACTATCATCTATTATCTTCAAAAACTTACTATATTTTAATCTTGCCCCATATTGATTCAATTCTGTTGATTCTGCATACTTATTTGCATTGTTTTGAACAACTCCTGAAATATAAAACGAATTTGGAGCTAAATTTGAGTTGTAATAAATTTTTGAGTTAACTTCAACATAGAGATATTTCAAATCTAAGATTTCTGGAACAATTCCCGCAACTGCATACTTTTTTAATCTGAGTTTAATATTCTCTTTTGCTAAATTTGAAAGAAAATCGCCGGTTCTTGGTTTAATGCTTATAAAAACTTTACCATATTGTGGAGGAATAACATCTTCTCCACCAAAAACTGAAATTGATTCTGTTTCTGGATAAATTTTCGATGGAATTAGGGTTTCGTAATCACTAGTGGTGACAGCCCTATTTTGAGTCGCATATATTTTAGGCGCAAATTTGCGAATTGACTCCACACCTTCAATATTTTGTCCACCAGAAGATGGGGAAATAGTAGTTACGAGAGAAATTCCTGTTGTTACAGTATATTCCACCCCATTTCTATTATATGAAAGTCTTCCAGAGAAAGAAAACTGATCAGCGCCGTTAGACATATCACCATTTGAAGAAATATAGTCGATTACGATGAAATTTCCTTCCTCTAGAGTGTGTCCAAATATACCATCACCAAAAAATATTTCATATCTCTCCCCTTCAATTTCTTGAAGAAAGAAAATCTTAGAGTCTGAGTTGATTTCTAATAGATTATCTTGTAAAATGTACTTGACTTTGGATGTTGCTTGCTCATTTCCTTTAACCATTACATTAATTAAGTTCGTATCAATTCCAGAATTGGGTAAAATAAACTTTTGATTTGGATTTCTTGATGTGAATGTAAAGTTGGAGGTTAAAAGTATTCCTTCATATACAGTAATATCATCAAATGAGGCAATACCATTAAAGACTGGAACTGTAATATCTTCAGTGATTGAAAAAACAAGGGACTGAGAACCAAAACTTGATGATGAGGTAACTATTGGACCTTTTTTAAGAGTAATAGTTGCTGGCGGAGGAGAAATATTGGTAGCATTAACAAAAAAAGTAATCACAGCACTTGCAGCCCTTCTAGATCTCGGCAGATATCCGATATTTTTTGCTAGAGACACAACATTTTCTCTTAAAGTTGCACTATCAATAAAAACTTCATTTGCAACCATATTGGCATTATATGAAGTAATGTATGTATTATACGCCAATATATCGAGAATTGATGAAAGATTTGATCCCTCAAAGTCATAATCGGTAAAGTTTGAGTTGGATTGTAGATAATCTTTTAAAGATTTTTTAACCTGCTCAAAATCCAGGTTTGAAAAGTTGACTAATGGCATTTTTACCGAGTTGATTGCAAGACAAATTGTAATATTTGTGCAGAAACATCTGCTCCTATAATTTCATATATAATTGTTACGTCAAATTCATTATTATCAAAGTTTGGAGATACTTTCACATCAATTAAATCAACTCTTGGTTCAAAGTTGATTATGGATTGTCGAATTTCGTCTTTAATTTTGAGAGCAGAGATGTCGTCAAGGTTTTCAAAAAGAACCGTATAAAGTTGGGATCCAAAATTTGGATTAAAAAATTTTTCTCCGGGTATTGTAAATACAATATTTTTAAGAGATCTGGAAATTGCGTTTTCGTTTTTGAGTCCAAGCAGATCATTATTCAGAGGATTTTTCTGAAATGTCATGCTGATGTCTTTAAATCCTTGACTTATCCTTTCTAAAGGCATGAAATATTATGATTCTGTTTTATTTATCTCCGTTTTTTTAAGTTTTTGATGTTTTTTTAGATACTTATCACTCGAAAGTTCTGTAATTAGTGTCATGCCAGATTTAATAAAGTTTTTACTTTTGTCTACTGGAGAATTTGCCATGAAAATTTCCTCTGATTTAAATAAATCAGAACTTTTTTAGGGGTTCTATCCCTCAAAATTATTTATCTTCTCTTTCTTTGTAAGTTTTCCAAAAATATTCCTCCTCATCACCCATTCCAAGACGATCATACCCCTGTTCAACTTGATAGTATTGAGTAGAAACTTTAAAATCTGGTGTTTTTGGTTTTTTTGGAGTTAGACTATTATCATAAATTCTTAACCGATTATTCGGGTACAATGCATATTGTCCATTATCCAATTCAATCAGATTATGTGACTTATGTTCTGCAGGATTCTCACTAGTCGCATAATCAACATAGTCTGGATCATGATGATAATTGTCGATGGTACACACGTAGGATCCTCTCTGAGGTCCATGATCTCTTGTATAGCACTCAAAGTCCATCGAGCCTATAAACTTCTTGTCTACGGTCATTACACCGTAGTCCATACAATTCCAAAACTGTAGATTTGGAAGATTCATATCGGGATTCGGGGTCTTTGGTTTCGAGAGAAACGCGGCGATTGGCAACTTATCATACATTGCCGCATACTCTGGCAAATATGTTTCAAAATAAAAAGCGCGTCCAGGTATCGATTTAACAGATACCCAAACGCCCTTTACAAACTGTCCGTGTCCACTCTGATGGTCCGTAAGATATTCTTTTCGAACCCATACTTCAATAGAAGGTAAGTTAGAAATTAAACAAGACATATATTAAATTTTATTGACTTATATTCTATTTAACCTCGTCCCTGTCCACGATAACGCTTTTTAGCTTTATTACGAGAAGTCGCGGCATACTTGGTATGTTTGCCCATTCCTTGACGAGTGTTTTTCGGAGTCGGTGTGATCAGATCTCCAGTCTTTGAATGCATTGCCATAAGTCTTTACCTCAAATTACACGAGTCTTTTCATGACCGACACGAATGCGTGGGTCACACCAGATCTCATAACCTGCTTCTTTTGCATCGAGACAGAATGAGACATCCTCGCCACACATGTCTTGAACTTCACCACTTTCAAATACCTGCATCTTAGGCGCAAACCATGGATAAGGCATTTTTTCATTCTCAAATACGCCATTCTTCACCATGACCCATCCAAAACCTGTGTAATCTACAGTGAATGGTTTCTGACGATTTGCCATAGTCTCCAGTGTTTCATGATTCATGACACCACCATTACCACGGAAGTCCTCTTCATCTAACCAGTGTGCAACAGAAGATGTTTGGCCGTCTTCTGTACAATACCAACCAGCAGTGATATCACGCTCTTCACCTTCAGCAGGAACTGCAAGATCACAAAGTTGCCAGAACTTCTGAGAGTTAAAGACAATATCACTGTCAATCCACAATTGATAGTCATAATCTAATTTACCATCCCAAGGAACCTGATTGGGTCCACGAAGAACATTCGCACCAAGACACTTACAACGTGCGAAGTTTACCATAGATGAATAGTCTTGACTGATCTGAATGGCCATACCATTCTGTACCATATCAAAACACATTTGTACAAAGTTTTTTAGAAAGGTGTATGAACATCCTCTTCCAGGAAGACAGAATACAATTGTCTTTCCTTTCATACGCTCTTTGATTGCATCATAATTCCACTCTTCCTCTTTGGGTGCAGTGGGCGCGTTTGCTTTAACAGTAAATCCTTTAGCCATAAGTTTGAATTGACTTCATATCAAGTATAACAGTTTATATATGTCTTGTCAATTCGAAACTGTTATTTCCTCATATGATAAATCCTCAACAACATAATCGGTTTTCATGATGCCGACCATACCATTGAGGGTTATCCATGTCTTCTTAAATTGTCCTTCCGTTAGATTCTTATATAAACACTCATCCTTTGCATATATGTGATAAACCTTTTGGGGCGCAATTTTTTCTGGCAAAATTTTTTTCTCCAAGTGAAATCAAAAGTTGAATTATATATACCTCTCGAATTCGGTCCGTTGTAGGTTAGGGTAGTTAGGGTTTTTTATATACGCAACGCCCGCCATCAACCAACGCCCC